GGCGGGCCGGTCTTGCAAGAGATCGCCATAAAGGTCGTTGATGCGAATCGAGGCTGAGTTTCCAAGGAAGCTCACGTTTCTCTTCAAGCCCGCTCGATACAAGGTAGCCCATGGTGGGCGCGGGTCTGGCAAATCATGGTCATTTGCCCGCGCACTGATCCTGTTGGCCGCACAAAAGCCGCTGCGCATCTTGTGTGGCCGTGAAGTGCAGAAGTCGATTAAAGACTCGGTGCACCGCCTTTTGACTGACCAGATTCAGGCATTGGGCCTGGGGGCATCGTTTGATGTGCTGGAAGCTGAGATTCGCGGCAAGAACGGCAGCCTGTTCCTGTTTGCGGGGCTGAGCCAGCACACGGTGGAGTCCATTAAGTCGTTTGAAGGCGTGGACATTTGCTGGCTGGAGGAGGCGCAGGTCATCACCAAGCGCTCGTTTGATGTGCTGTTGCCCACGATCCGAAAGGATGGCTCAGAGGTGTGGCTAAGTCTGAACCCGGACATGGAGACGGACGAGACGTATCAGCGCTTTGTGGCTAACCCGCCGCCGAATGCGCTGGTGGAACAGGTGAACTGGCGTGATAACCCATGGTTTCCGGAGGTTCTGGAAGCCGAGCGCCAGGAAACGCTGCGCCGCGACCCTGACAGCTATGAGAACATTTGGGAAGGCACGCCTAAGCGCGTTGCAGAAGGCGCTATCTACGCAATGGAGATTGACCAGGCGTATGCGCAAAACCGCGTGCGTGCTGTTCCGTATGACCCGCTGCTGTCGGTGCACACAGTGTGGGACTTGGGCTGGAATGACTCGATGACCGTCGGGTTCTTCCAGCGATCCGGCGCCGAAGTGCGGTGCATTGACTACCTGGAAGATTCATTCCGCACGCTGGATTGGTACATCGCAGAGGTGGAAAAGCGCCCCTACCGAATAGGGACGTACTTCATCCCGCACGATGGGCGGGCGCGTGACTTCAAGACTGGCAAGAGCACGGAAGAGATTCTGGCGGCCATGGGAAAGAACGTAGAAGTGCTGCCCGCCATGAGCATCGAAGAGGGGATTAAAGCCACTCGGATGATGTTCCCGCGCACGTACTTCGACCAGGACAAGGCGGGGCCGCTGCTGGAGCACTTGAAGCGCTACCGCAGAACGATCAACGCCAGGACGAACGAGCCCGGCGCACCGCTACACGACGAACACAGCCACGGCGCTGACATGTTCCGCTATGCCGCTATGGCGGTTGACCAGATGGGCAATGCCGCAGCGCTCAAGCCCATTCAATACAAACGAAAGATGCTCGCATGAACAACGAGATCAAGACCTACCCGGACGGCACGCAGCGCGTGGGATGCCCGCCATTCCCGGCACTCTCGCCAAAGGAAGAGCAGGAGGCGAAGCTGCGCGGCGAGGCGCCTGCAAGCTCTGCGGAGCCTGCTGCTGGCGATGCGCCTCGCCGTGGCCGCCCGCCGAAGAACAAGGATGCTGACTGATGGCAAAAATGACCGATGACACGCTGCTGAAGCATCTCCAGTCCAACGAGGATGACGCTGCGCAGTATGTCGAGGCCATCGGCGCGTATCGTCTCGCGTCGATGCGCGAGTATTACCGGGAGCCGTATCCTGGCGACGAATCCCTTGATGGATGGTCTCAGATCGTCACGTCTGAGGTGCAGGACACGGTGGAATGGATACTGCCCGAACTGCTGGACGTGTTCACCACCAGCGATGAGGCAGTGGTTTTTGAGCCGTCGAAGGCTGATGCCGTCAAAGGCGCGCAGCAGGCCACGGACGCTTGCAACTACGTTTTCTATAAGCAAAACAATGGGTTCCTGACGCTTTACACCGCCTTCAAGGATGCGCTGATCGCGCAGAATTGCGCGGTCGAATGGCGCACAGTGACAGAGCAAGTGCGAGACGTGCAGGAGGTGCAAGGCGCACCGCTGGACGTGCTTGCGATGCTGGAACAGGAAGGCTACGAAATCGAGGCCGCAGAGCCTTTGATGGGCGCTGCCGTGCCGCTGTTCAATGCGAAAGTGGCCCGCACGCAGGACAAGAAGCGCGTGCTGGTCGAGGCGTTCCCGCCTGAGCAGCTTATTGTCAAGCGCGGCTGGACGTCCCCGCTGCTGGGCGAGTGCCCCTATGTCGCACGGCTGATGCAGGTCACGCTGTCCGATCTTCGGCAAATGGGGTTCAAGGGCGTGACAGCAGCAGAGCTGCGCGCATCCGAAGATGCGATGCGTGACGCGCAAGAGGAAGACTACCGGCTGCAACGCACGGACGGTGGTTTCACGCAGGACAACGACGAGGTGGATAGCGAGGATGACAGCCTCGCGACGGGATGGCTGCGTTGCGAATACGTCCTGGTGGACTATGACGGCGACGGAATTGCAGAGCGGCGCCTGATCTACCGCCTGGCAGACAAAATCCTATCGAACGAAGAAACCGATCAGGTTCAGATCGCCACGACCAGTCCGATCATCAATACGCACCGCTGGGACGGCATGTCCATTTCCGAGTGCGTTTCGGACATTCAGCGCCTCAAGACCGACCTGACGCGGGCGATGGTCAACGGGGCGAATTTGGCCGTGAACCCGCGCAAGACGGTGCTGACCGATGCCAACGGCGCGCCGTATGTCGAGATTGACGACCTTCTCGATTTCCGCATTGGCGGGATCGTGCGGCAGACGCGACAGGATGCTTTGGGCGTGGAGCCGACCCCATTCAATGCCGCGCAGATTCTGCCGGTGCTGTCCTATGTGGATGACATGGCCGAGAAACGCACGGGCGTTTCAAAGCAGCAGCAGGGGCTGGACTCAAATGCGCTGCGAAACGACCGCACAGCCGCAGAAGTGATGATGACGGCCAATGCGGCAAAGCAGCGCGTAAAGCTGATCGCGCGCATCTTCGCGGAGACGCTGGTCAAGCCGATATTCCTCGGCATCCTCAAGTTGCTGACCGCTGGAGACATGCCGCCGCTGGCATTCCGCCTGCGCGGCGAGTTCGTGGAATACGACCCGAACGAATGGCGAGACCAGTACGACATGACCGTCAATGTCGGGCTGGGGACTGGCGACAAGCAGCAGCAACTGGCTGTTTTCGGCAATCTGCTGCAGACGCAGATGGGCCTTGCCCAGTCGCCGTTTGGGCAGCTGATGATCCAGCCGCAGAACATCTACAACACCGTGTCGAAGATGGTGGAGCTTGGCGGACAGAAGAACGTCAACGACTTCATCATGAACCCGCAGGGCCAGCCGGTGCCGCAATCGGGGCCGCCACCGCAGCTTATGCTTGAGCAGGCCAAGATGCAGCAACAGGGCCAGATCAAGCAGATGGAGCTGCAATTCAAGGCGCAGGCGGACGAAATGCAGCGGCGACAGCAGGCAGAGCTTGAACTGATCCGCCAACGCGCACAGCAACAGACCGACGCCAACCGGCAGGCCATGGAAGCTGAGATGCACCGCATGAAGCTGGGCCAGGAAGCCGAGTTGCAGGCCCTGCGTGCGCAGTACGAAGATCAGCGTCACATGCGCGAAATGGAGTTCCAGCGCTGGAAGGCAGAGCTTGATGCATCGGTGAAGGTCAAGGTGGCCGACCTTGGCAGCCTGGGCAATCCGCAGGACGCTGCCACCGCTGCCGCAACGGCTGAGATTGGCCGTGAGGTGCAGCCATGACCGACCACGAAATGGCAAAGCAGGGCGACGACGCGCGCCAGGTGCTCTCCAATCCCGCATTCCAGCGCGCAATGGAGCAGATGCACGAGCTGGCGCACAAGGCATTCAAGCTGACCGATCTGCGCGATGCAGAGGGCCTCAAGATCGCTCGGCAATTCGCATCGGTCACTGATGACTTCGAGGCCGTACTGAAGCGCATGGTTGAGGGTGGCAAGCTCGCCCAACTCAACATCGACAAGCACAGGGACGAAGGCGCAGCCCGCAAGGTGGCGCGCAAGGTTTTCCGGTAGTCACCTACCACTCTTGGGCGATAGACACGCCCCTCGACCCGCCCATGGTGACATGTGGGCGGGTTTTGTTTTTTAGGAGCATCCAATGGACGGACAAGCCGAAATGGCCCCGCTCTCTGCCGATGATGTGGCGCAATTCCTGATCGACAACCCCGAAGCAGACGGGGCCGATGACCAACAGGAGCAAGCGCCGACCGATGAATCCCCCTCTGATGAGGACACGGACGAATCGGAAACCGCTGACGACAGCCCGGATGATGGCGAGGAAGACCCCGCCGAGCAGCCCGATCCGACAAGCAGTCGCAAATTCAAAGTCACCGTCAAGGGCGAAGACGGCGCAGACCTCACTCAAGAGGTTGACGAGAAAGAACTGATCGCAGGCTACCAGCGGCACGCGGATTACTCCCGCAAGACCGCAGAGCTTGCGCGGCGAGAAGAGCAGGCCGTAGAGATCGTGCGCGCCAAGGTATCCGAGGCGCAGAACCACTACGTGCAACAGGCGCAGATGGCACAGGCGCTGGTGGCTCGTCTCGCTGGATTGCGCAGCCCCGAAGAGATGCTGGAGCTGTCGCGCCAAGACCCTGCGGCCTATGTCGCAGAGCAGGCCAGGCAGCAGCAGGTGCACAGCATGATCGCTGGCCTGCAAAACCAGTGGCAGCAAGAGCAGTTTCGCGCACAGCAAGACCAGCAAGCGGCCTTGCAACAGAGCTTCGCGCGTTGCTGGGGTGTGCTGGGGCAGAAGGGCATCGACAAGCCCAAGCTGCAGCACATTTTTGAAACGGTGTCCAAGGACTACGGGATTTCGCAGGATCGTTTCGCGACCCTGAACGATCCAGCCGTGGTCATGGTGATGAAGGACGCCGTGGCTTACCGGGAGCTGCAAAAGAAGAAATCCGAGGTCACACAAAAGGCTGCGGCTGCACCGCGCCTGCCTCAGAAGTCACCCGTGCCCCGCGCCGACACGCAAGACAAAAAGCGTGTGGAGCGGCTTCGTAGTGGCCGTGGGTCTCGTGATGACCTGGCCGCATTTATCGCACAGCACAATTTGTAAGGAGTACGCCACATGGC